GTCTGGTTCAAACCAGTACCGGCAGCAACGGCAGCGCGTGTGGCAAAGCCACGGGCTAGAACAACAAAGTCACCATAGAAGATGTTAGTCGCATAACCGTACTGGATGTTGTACATGCGGGTAGAACCAGCAAATACTTGACCTCCAATTAGGTTCTGCGGCAACAGCCCATATGGCGCTGATACAACGGGATAAGCCATTTAAGACTCCTAAAAAATTAACTACCTTTTCCGAATCCGCCACGCGTTACTGTAGACTTTCGGTCTGCAAATAGCGGCATGCGCGGGTCATTTTGTCGCATAAAGTTATTGTCCACCGAATCCATCTGGTTCTGGGCTTGACCGTTGTAATAATCCGACATAGCATTAGCGCGTTCGGTAGGGATCTTGCAGAGCATAAGTCCCCCAATCTCGATATTGCCTGTCTTTTCATTACCAGCAACCATCATCTCCGGGTGATCTGCCGCCTTCACCGGCTCATAGCCATCGCGCATTTTTCGTGACACGTTGGTTGGGTCGGCCTGCCCCAGAACATGCGTTGCAATCCAGCGAAACGTATATCCCGGCTCAGGGGTTGGGTCTGGCAGTGTGCTCGAGGGTGTATACACATATCGAGCAGATTTCTCGCGTGAATTTGTTTCACGATTTGTCCGGGTCTGTACTTCAGCCATTTTGATTCTCCAGTTTAGCTACTTGAAAAGCATATTGTTGCGGTGTTAATCCAAACTTCTTAGCCAACGACATTTGCGTCAGCGTAAGCTGGACTTTCTTTGGCCCTGATGAACGAGTCGCAGAGGCCACAACAGATGAAGGTCGAGTGCTTCGTGCTTCGCGCCCCCCAAATGCTTCGGGGAAGGTGCTCCGCATCCGGGCATCAATACGTTCAAAGTACTCATCCGAGCGGGGGTCTACCCCCGAATTCACTAGTTTTTGATGCAGCCCTAGTGAAAAGCTGGTTAGTTCTTCGTTCCCCGGAGCGCCAAACCACTGGTTTTTTGCTTGCCAGCGCAAGGTTTTGTCATCAGGTTCTACCGCTGCAGGTTCCGATTTCCGTATTTGTACATTATCCGAAGCCGTTTGTAAAGGGGCCGGCTTGAAATTTTCCGCTGAAATCATTCTCAGCTTGGCATCTGTCAAGGCTTCGTTTGCCGCAATGATAGCATCAGTATCAAAAGCCTCCTGTGCCGCCTTGAAGTTGCGCCGTGCGGTCTCGAGGTCACTACTGACCGCGTGCTTTACGGTTTCTGCATACTGCTTAGCGCCAGTATTGGCATATTCCTTCAGTTGCCGGTTCTCATCCAGCAATTGCTGGGCAAGATTCTCAAGCTCCTGCTTTTCACGGATTGTAGACTCTTTCGCACGCCGTTCATCGTGTCGGGCATGGGTCAATTCCTTGATCCGGCCTTTTACTTTGTCCGAGTACGAGTTGATTTCATCATCTGTCGGGTCTTCAACCGGGCGATCAAGGGCTAATCGGCCCCTATCTGGGACGGGGGTGTCATCAACAATCTCAATTTCGACCTCCTCCTCTTTTGCCCCCGCTTTTGCTTCAATTTCATCGGGAAATTCAAATTTGTCAGCCATTTATTACTCCTTACGCACGAGTTAAGCCTCGTGGATCTTGCACAACCGCGTCTACTTGGTCATCATTAAGCAGACGGAACTCTTTGCCGTAGATTTTGAAGCGTGTACCTGAATAGGTACGCACCAAAACAAAATCGCCAGCCTTACACCACGCACCACCGGGGAACTTGGCCTGATCTTTGTACGCATCGGGGCCAACTTTTACAACAAAAAGGACGGTAGTGGCGTGTTCTTCCTGCCGCATGTAGGGATCCGCTTTGACAATGCTGGAATTCTCAAAAGTTTTCTCTACATCTGGCACAACGCACAGCAATTTCCAACCCGTGGGGTCAGGCAACTGTGTGGCTTTCTCTTCTTGGGACGCATCCTCACTAGGGTTTTCCCTAGATTGGATAGTTTTTGGCAAACTAATGCCGGGTGGAAGAATCAGATTAGTCATCGGCTCTTTCTACTTTCTCAGCAAGGTCAATTAAGTAACGCTCTGCGAGTGCTAGACCCTGAATAGTCCCGCAGAGTTTTTGGTACTCTTCAAAATTGCGACAAGCACCCCCAGCCAAGTCATCGGCGTAGTTGTTCATGTCGGTACGAATCTTTTCGCGCAGTACCCGCACAAAATCTTGGATCATTTTGGAGCTTTCGGTTGTTGCATGGCTTGTGCCTTGCTCTTGGCAATGTCAATACCCATCTTGACCCCAGCTTCTTGCTGCTGAGCGGCCAACTTGGCTTTGCTGTCCTGTATCTGTGCGCCGACTTTCAGGCCGGCAAGCTGGCTCTGCAACTGTGCTTTCTGCTGCTCCAGTTTCAGTTTGTCGGACTGTGTGGTGGCGTCGACCAGCAGTTTCTTCTCCTGCATAGCGGCCTGCTGAGCCATTTGCTGGTTCTTGGACTGCAACTGCTGCATGGCAATCTGGTTCTTCATCTGGGAGTCTTGGGCTTTAAGCTGCAACTCCTGCTGCTTGATCTGAAGCTCCATCTGCTGCATCTGAATCAACGGGTCTTGCTGGTTCTGCTGAGCCTGCTGCTGGGCGGCTTGGGCTTGGTTCTGCTGCAGAACCTGCTGGGCTGCTTGCGCCATCATCCCCGACAACGCCGTTTCAACTTCCGGTGGCAATTTCTCGTCTTGCGGCGGCAGGGGCATCCCTAGCTGCTGCTCAATCTGCTGCCGGTACTGGAAGCCCACGTGCTCTGCGATGTGAGCCATCATGGCTGCTTGAATAAGCGGGGCCTTGGGGTTTTGCCCAATCAACTGGGTAATCGACGGGTCTTGCATCATCGCCATGTGTACACCAATGTGCGACTTCTGATCTTGGTAGGAGAACGCCTTGACCGGCTCTCCCTTGATGATCATCATGTTCTCTGTCACCGGATCCATCGGCTTCTGGTCGTCTGGCAGAGGAACTAGCTTCTCTGCGTTCTTGATCCCCAAGACCTCCAGCATGTTGCGGTGCAACTGCGGCAAGTCGTAAATGTCCGGGGCCATCTGCGCCATCTGGATCACAGCTTGGTACTGCACAACCCGCTGGCTCATGGTGGCCGCATTGGGGTCGCTGACGGGGATCACATCCACATCGTCGTAGTCTTCCTTCTTGGCTTTGCGCTCACCAACCTCTGGCTCATACGAATAGTCAGGGTCTGTGTAGTCCGCAATGATCCGGGCCAGCAGCTTCAGTTCTTGCTTAAACGCCGCGTGCACACGCGCCTGCACCGCTGTCATCACCTTGAGTTGGCGCTCCAGCAAAGCCAGCGTTGTGCCTACAGGCGACTGGCCCGACATGTCACTGATCTTCAAGTCTGCGGTAGCGGCAAACCTACGGCCCTCTTCGACAATGTTCCCCAGCAGCGTGTAGAGAACTTGGCTGGGCTCCTTATAGGGCAGGGGCAGGATGTTGTCCCGCATCACCCCAGAGCCAATATCTACATCGCGCCACTCACCGGGGGCAATGGGGGTGTCATCTCCCTTGATGCGTAGACCTCGGGTTTTAAGGCCACCGGGGAGGTTGGAAAGTGTTCCCGCGTCCACAAGCTGTCGCATAATGCTGGTAGCCGACTTCGCGAACCCCCCGATGAGGTGGAACAGTCCGAAACCATACGCTCCGAAACCCGGTATGTATTGGTAGTGAACAAAATGCTGTCGTTTAAGTCTAAGCTCGTCATCTTCTTCCCAGTTGCGGCGAATCGCCAAAACTTCTCCAGTACCTTTTATCAAGGTAACTACATACGGCAGCATGATCCCGGTCTCTTCGCCGTCCTTGTCCACATCCTCAAAACCCTTCAGATCCAAATCTGCGTGGATTTCATACAAGGTAAACCGGTCATCATTTAGGTCACTAAACCCCGTCTCTTTGTCCTTGGCTTTCTCAATGTCCGTAGTTTCTTTGGTCGGGTCGCCAATGTCGCATTCCCGGTAAAACCCAGCGGCCTGCAGCTTCAGTATCTCGTTCTTGGTCTTGTGCATCACGTGCGTGACGCGGTAGCAAGACTGGATGTCGGACGCGCCGTAGGGCAGCAGGATGTCTTCTGCGGGGATAAATACGGAGACTTGCCGGCCAAGGCTGGGGTCGTAGTAGACCTTCTTAAACGCCGAACCTGTAGCCGGCAGGCTCCACAGCATCCGTTCGTGCTCGGCCCGGAACTCCACCATCTTCTCGGTCAACTGCCAGTTCATGTCTTCCTGAACCCTGACCGCAGACTCTTTCTTCTCTTTGGTCTCTTTACCAATGATCTTGGTCTTCACCGGGCCGGCAGCGGGGAATGTCTCGGTGATTGTTTCGCTTTGGAACCTGACCACCGCCTCGGTAATCATCGGGTGGAACACACCACAAGCGCCATTCCACGGTTCTGTGCGCTCTTCGTACTGCAGGCCCAGCAGTTTCAGGCCCTCGGTGTAGGCTTTCTCCCAGTCCTTGCGTCCGGCTTTGTCGTTGTCAATCTCTGAAGTCAGGTCAGACCCAAGGGTCTGCATGGCGCTGCTGGTCATCTCTTCGGCAAGATTGGCAGAAAAATCCTCCTCGCTCATCGCATCGGGATCGATCTCAAGCTCCACACCTCCGATACCAATCTTGACCGACTCGGGGTCAACAATCTCTATTTCAATTGCTTCCTCACCTGCGGCTCCCATATCATCCAAACCCATAGGGGCCTGATAGAGGGACTTATCAAAACTAGATGTAGCCATGTCAGTAGTGCTTTCTTAATAGTATGCGGCCTGTCGGCTCCGCCTGAATATCTTAGGTTCGTCTTGTCGATCTGATTTCAACGAAATAAACCCCCCGCGCCTATAGCGGCTCAGCGCCATTGTCACGCAGTCAACGTAATCGTCGTGCTCTCCATTGGGGAATTCTGCGCATTCGTTGATGACCTCATAGGCCCAACGGAAGTCAGGAGCCCATACGATACCATCAAAAAGTAGTGGGGACACGGAATTAACCCGAGACCGTTTATCGTTTGACACCCCCGCAGCCCCCCTCGACGGGCTATATTCCTCGACAACAATGTCCATCTGCCGCAGTTCTTGGATGAGCGGAGCGCCGGCAGCTTTCTTCTCAACGAGCAAACACTCCGGCTCCCACTCCTTGTACTGCTCTAATACTATCTCTTTAAGCTGCGGGAACTCCCAGCGGGCTTTGATGGCGTTGAGCAGCATTAACTCGTGCCGGTGGCTCTCTTCGTTGTACCAGACGCCCCACGTTGTGCAGGCGCTGTAGTCGTTATTGTTCTTGGTCTCGTGCGCGGTGTCCCAGACCTGAATGACGAACTCCATATCCGGCGGGTCTTCTTTTTCCCAAAGCTTCCACCAGTCTCGTTTCAACAGCGCCCCCTCCTCGCTGGTGGGCTCCTGCATGTACTGCGCCGTCCAGTACTGGGGCTGCATGCCGGCCTTCTTAGCCAGAAGCTGCTCCACAGGCCACTGCCCGGGCCACAGGCTCTTACCCGACGGAAGTATGGCTGGGAACCTTATCTCGTGCCACGGCAGCGCTGTGGGGTTGTGCTCCGCCCACGCCAGCGCCCGCCCAATGGGATCCTTCTTCCCCCAGCGCGTACCAATCATCACAATCCGCCCACCGGGCATCAAGCGCTGCATAGGGCCGACCTGCATGTACGTCCACGCCGTATCAAAGGCTGCATCCGGGTTCGCCAGCACCGCCTGCTCAGACACCAAGTCGTCAGCAATCAGTAAGTGAGCGCCGTGGCCGGCCACGTTCGCCCCGATACCAATGGCTAGGTATTTACCCCCGGAGGTCGTCGCCCAGTTGTCCGAGGCTGACTTGTCCTTTGAGACGATGGTATGGGGAAAGATCCCACGGTACTTGTCAGTGTCAATCAGATTGCGCACCTTGCGCCCAAAGTCTGCGGACAGCGTGGATGTGTGCGTTGCCATCATGATGTGATGGTGCGGGTGGTGTCCCAGATACCACGCAATGAACAGGTACGCAATGGTTTCTGACTTTCCAAAGCGTGGGGGCATACTGACCGTCAGGCGCAACTCGTCGCCATTCTTGACGTTGTGCAGCGGGCCTTTCATATACCGGTGGTGTGGGCCTTCCTTCCAGTCCGGGTACATATAAGCGCAGAACTTCAGGAAATCGTCCCGGCATGCCTGCAGACGCTTCTTAGTATCTAGCGTCTCTAACTCATCCAAGAGCGCCATCTTCTCGGCTGCCGGCATATTCGGCAAGTCTGCAAGCAGACGGGTAACCGCGTCAGGCGTCAGTTCGTCAAGCATTCCTGCGCTC